AATCTATCTAATTGGTCATTTATCATTGAAAGACCACTACCCATTGACATCATCGCTTGAGCAGTTGTTTGTAATCCTTGTGAAGCACCTCCAGCGAGTAATGTAGCTCCTTCAGCGATTCCTTGGATAAATGAGGTTACCTTACCACCACCTAATGTAGCAGCGATTGCAAGAGAACCAATACCAACAGCTAGTAGTGGGAATGCTGCAGCTAAACCTAAAATTGAACCTACTCTTTCAGTTGTAATTAAACTTAATATAGAAACTAATCCTTCTGATGCTGATGATATATTTGGTAAAATTGAACCAATGGTTGCACCTAATACAAATAATCCAGGTGTGGCCAATAAAGAAGCAACACCAAGTGCAGCAACCGAACCAGCAAGACCAAATAATGAAATGGTTAATAATCCTACTTGACCAGCAGATGATGCAAGTTCTGTTATTTTACTACCAACTGAACCTATAATTTCAAATCCTTTACCTATTTCTTGTAACGCTTTACCAAGAACAAATACCGAACCAGCAACTACTAACATAGCTGCAGCACCAGCAAGAAGTGCTACTGCTCCAACCCCACTACTCATTATTGCTCCAAGTGCAGCAACTGAACCAATTAATGCAACCATTGAAACGATAGATTTACCAACTGCGGACCAAGAAACTTCCATAAATTCTTGTACTGCTTTACCAAATACAAATACTGCCCCTGCTACTATAACAAGAGCTGCAGCACCAGCGAGTATTTGTGAAGGTTTTATTTTAGAAATTGAATCTGTTATACTTGATATACCTTTACCGCCACCTTGAGTAGAAGGTGTTTGTGGCATTTCAGTTGCTCGTGATACTCCTGGTATCTTACTTAATCCTTTTTCTAATAATGGAATTCGTAGTCCCATCATTTTAAATTGAGCACCTGCTTGAGAAGCCATCATTAAGAATGACCCAATACCTTTTGCACCCTTACCAAGTAAGGTATTAGAAAATCCTGTTACTGCTTCTCCAACCTCATCAAATCTACTACGAATCATTCCACCCATAGTAGCTGCTTCTTTTTCATTAGCAACCATTTTTTGAAGTTCAGCAACTGAAACTCCTAATAATTCAGCAGTTTGTTTTCTTTGGTAGTAGTTCATTCTTTCAAATGCAGCTTGACCACCTAATGCATTAAGGGTTTCTTTTGTTGCTCCTTCTATATCACCTTGAAATGCCAATTCTCGTGCTTTGTTCAAGTTGATATTTCTACCCAACATTGCACCTAATTCTAATTCTTTGGTAATCGAAGATTCAAAATCTAAAAGGTTTTCTGCAACACCACTTATGGTTTTCATATTAACACCAAGTCTTGCAGCATAACCTGATGCTTCTAATATATTTTGACCACCTTGTTTTCCAAATAACGCAAATTCTTCTGCTGAATTAGCAAGGTCTGCCATTAACTGAGAAGGTATAATTCCATTTTGTCTTGCAAACTCTCTTGAAGTTGCAACCATATCTGATGCAATATCGGTAGAGTTTCCATTCAGACGAGTAAACGAACCAACTAAGTTTGCAGCTTCTGAATTGGAGATGCCCATATTCATGGCCATTAGACCAACATTGGCTTGTAATCCAAATGTAGCCCGTTCAGTTGAACCTAATTCACTTGATAAGTTTTTTGCAGTACCAGCAGCATCTTCAAATATAAAGGATAATACCCCTGCACTTCTACCAACACCATCTGTCTGTGTTAAGGTTGTTCCTAACTCTTTATTAACCTGTCCAATTCTACTGACTAATTCACCTGCAGCAAAAATGGCACCACCAAGTGCACCTTTAACAGAAAATAATCGCATTACAGTAGTTTGAACTGTTTCCGATATACCTTGGAAAGTTTGTTTTAACTTTTCAGCAGCTTGATTTTGTAAGTCTAATGCAGATTTTTCATCACGAGTCATGTTCGCATAATCGTTTGCAAGACTATTTTGTTGTTTTAGTGTCTGAATAAGTTTTGTATTACCATGTAAAGTTTCTTGTAATACTCCTAATTGGTCTCTATATTCATTTGTTAATGCACTTCTTGTTTGAACATCTTCAATAGAAAGACTTGCTATATCTCTATTTATACGCTGAATTTCATTAACTGCTGTTATTTGATCATCACTTAGATTATTCATTTGCGATGCAATAGATAAACTTTCTCTTTGTGACTCTATTAAAGGTTCATACATAGAAGAAATTGAAGACAATGAACTTTCTTCTGTCTTAAATAAATCAAGTCTATCTTGAATAGATTTTTTTAGTTCTAAACGAAGTTCTTTTTGTTTTTCAACTAATTCTTCTTGTCTTTTTATTTGTTCATTATTGAGTGCTGTATTTTCTTTGGTAAGTTTATTTAACTCCCGTTGTATTTCTCTGGCTTCTTTGATTATTTCGTTTGTATCTCGAGCCATCTATATTATTTAGAGTATTTAGAAAAGATTTTTTCTAATTCGTCTTTTTCTTTTTGTATCTTTTCCATTTTTTTAATGACTTCTTTTGGTATACCTCTTTTTTTAGCACGAGCTAAAAATCTATTGGAAGTATTGGTTTTTATACCATCAAAGAAATCACCTATGAATCTTGATACTGCATTAAGTTCTTTTAAGTCTTGTTTAGACATGCTCACTCCTTTATATAATGTGTCTTATATAAATATAAAGTATAAAAAAAGTGAGGAAATTATTTCCTCACTCTTACACTTGGTCCTTTTGAAGAACTACTTCTTGATATTTTATCGTATTCTTCTTTCTCTTTCTTTTTAACTTCAACTAATTTTTTGAAGTAGAAATTTCTCCAATGGTTTGGCATGTGATATACATCTGACCAAGTAAAACCATTTCCGAAATTAACCATTTCAAACATTTGAGAATGGAGTTGAATACTATAATCACTCGGAAGGGTAAAAAAACGAAACCCCGAATGGGATATCGAGTGCCTCCTCTTCACCCGTAATATCAGATACGAAATTAAATCGTAAATCTAAGTCTGGACTGATTTCTTGAACATAATTTCGAAGTGAACGAGAATCACGAGCAAGTAACCCTTCTCTAACGAACTTATTAATGAATCCTTTATCATCATTACCATCAACTTCGGTAATCATATATCGTAAACGAGTAGTAACGTCTTGAGAAACTACATTATCACCTTTGGTTAAACGATTTAATGCTTGAATTTCTGCGTTAATATCCTGTTCGTCTTTATGGGTAAGTAATCTAAATTTAATGTTTTTACCACTTGGAAGGGTGTATGAATAAGAATTCTCTCTGTTTAATAGAGTTTCATCAACTTCTTTGGTTTGTACTTTAGATAAGTCAATTGTTACCTTTTGTGGTTCTCCTGAGAATGGGTCTGATACTTCTACTTTATATTCAGCACCATAACCAAGAATACGAGTTGCAAGAAGAATAGCGTTTTTATCACCAATGAAAATATCACCAATGTTCACATCCTTATCAACCACGATTGATTCGAACAACTTATCAAGTACCACCCCCTTTCTTATCAAATTTTGTGAAGCAAGTATATCCTCTTCTTTCGCAGTCATATACTTGATTTCCACTTGACCCTTTGATAACGGGTGTCCTTCAGGATAAATTAATCCTTTAGATGGAAGTTCTATTACTTCCGTTGGAAAATTGTAATCAGCCATAAACTAATATTTTAATGTTTGTATATAAATATATAAAATAAAAAAAGTTGAAAAAAAAAGAGTTCTCACGAAGAGAACTCTTTTGTAAAGTTGTAGTATATTGAGATTTTAGAATTCTAAAATTGCATAATCATAAGCAAGAGTAACTGTAATTTCAGCAGGGTCATTAGAAGACCAATCTAAATCACCAAAAGCAGCAGTGGTAATAAATGCACCTTTAAGAGTCCATTGTTCAATTTTATCACCAACAGGACCTAACATATAACATTGAATGTCTTTTTTGTAGAATTCAGCATATCCATCACGACCTGTGATTGATTCGTGAGATGTTCTTACCCATTCCATTACCGCTTGAGCTCCACTAGGAACGATTGGGTCAAAAAGAGTAAGTTCTACATCTTGCCATTCACCTTTACCTTTTAATTGTCTTTTAACATTAATATGGTCAAGGGTTACTTTTTCAAACTGAATTGAAGGTCTGTTAGCAACTCTAATAAGATATGAAGGAATACCATCGATTTCCATGATGAATCTGTTCTTCATCTTCGGTTCGAAGTTGGTATAGAACATATCGTTAAATTCTAATACTTCTGCCATTTTTTGTTTTCTCCTATTATACTACTATAAATATAGTTTACTTTTATTTTTTAATTACGCCGTAAAGGTTGCTCCTGTTGGTAGAATGTTGAAGTCAAGTACAATGAATTCAGCAGTCTTAGTTGGTTGTAAATAAATCTGACCAGCCAAGATGTTTCTATCAATTACATCAGGAGTGTTATTCGTTTCGTCCATTACTACTCTAAACGCATATAAACCTTGTCTTTGTTGGATTCCTTCGAAATAAGGATTAACAGTGTTTAAGAATCTTGCACGAGTCTGAGCAGTGTTTTGTTCGAATAACAAGTATCGTGAAGTTGAAGCAACATACTTCTTAACTTTGATAAGTAATCTACGAACATTGATTCTATCAAGAGCTGAAGCTCTATCTTGAAGGGTTTTCTGACCGAATGCAACAATACCTTCTCCTGGGAATTGAGCGATAGGGTTGATTTTTCCTTCATATAAAGTATCTCTTTCAGAGTGTGTTAATCTGTTTAATACAGAAACAGCACCTACAATACCACCACGATTAAGACCTGCAGGAGCAAACCACTCTGCAGCAATAGCATCGTTAGCAGCATAGATTCCTGGCATCAATACTGATGGTGGAACTGTTAATAAACGATTAGTTCTTGAATCGATTGTTTTAACCCATGGATAGTAAGTACCAACATAGTTAGAATCTATTGCTTGTCCTTGGTCTACTGCATCATCAATAGTATCGTTGTAGTCAGTTACTTCACCAATGTAGAAACAATCTTCGCGAGCTTCACACATATCAACGATTTTATCGAATACATAAGAGTGTAATCTACGAACTACACCAGGTGCAGATACTAAGTTAATATCGAAATCATCTGGGTTAGATACTGAATTAACTGCTTTTACATAAGCAACTGAACCACTTGCAGTTGAAGTAGATAAGTCAAATCCTTGTGAGTTTCCTTCACCCCAAGTACCTTGTACTTCAACATCTCCTGCTTTTGCTGGTTTAATTACTGGTGATACACCATCAAATCCACCTTGGAATCCTACAATGAATTGTCTCTTGTTAATCATTTCAGTTGTATCTGACGTTG